GGAATTTGTGCTTCAATATCTGCAACTGGAATTGGTGTTGTTTCATTTTCCCAAATTATTGAATTTACATCTTCTTCTGTAACTGAAATTTCATCATTAGGATTTATTTTTTTAACTGCTTCTATAATTTTATTTTTAATTATCATATTTTTATTCTCCTATATTATAATAAATATTCAATTGCCATTCCCATAGCTTTACCATTTGTATTTAAGTAAGCTGTATTACCACCTTGCATAGCTATTCTTACTGTATAGGTAATTGCTGAAGTGGTACTAGGTTGGTCGATAATATCTACTAACATTGGATTTTCTATCATAGTAGCGCCAACACCCATCTCATGAGTTCTTATATTTCCTAAATCTGAACTATCTCTAAAAATATGATTAAACATTCTAGCACCTGCAGCATTACCACCACCAGTATAAGAAAATGCAACATAAATTAATGAAGATGTTGAGGTTGGAGTTATTGTTACTCCTAATGTGTTACTTGCTGTAACTGGACTACCAGAAGTTGTGCTTCTTTGGTTAGTGTCAAAAGCATAAACAATATTTTTAACAACTCCACTAGGTGCATTAATCCAACTAGGATTTGCACCAGTACCACCAGTTTGTAATAATTGACCACTTGTTCCTGCACCAAGTCTTTGAAGACCAGAACCATCACGATATAAAATATCGCCTTGTGTTGTAATTGTTGTTCCTACATCAGTACCATTAGTACCTGCTGAAGACATTTGTTCAAAGTAAGTCGCATTGGTTGGAAGGTTTCCTGTACTTGCTAATATACAAATGTATGACGAACCATTGTATGATACAACGTCATCTACTGCATAAGCAGTACCACCTGCATAAGCACCTTGCCAGTTAAATTTTATTGAACCTAAATTTATTGTTGCCATATCACTCCTTTTTAAATTAATTTAATTAACAATCTACGCACATTATATAGTAGATATTAAATTACCATTAGCATTAATACTAAAGGTAAATCCACTCGCACTAAATAATACATCATCAAATGCATCAAATGTTGCAGCATCAATATTATCTGCACCACCATTTGTAGTAGTAACAATTAGTTCTCCACTTGCATTTTTATTAAATCCATATACTTCTGCACTACTAGCATTTCCTGGTTGGAATGTAGAAGATGAAGCATTATAAGTTAAAACTTGTCCATCTGTTACACCAGCAGTTGAAACATCATTAGCATCATTAATACTAAAGTTTGCTAATTCAAATGTACCAAATGTAACAACATCTACAACATCAGTACCAGAAGCTCCTATTGGACTAGCAAATACTATTGATGTACCAGATGAAACAGTTACATCTGTTCCATTCACCATTTTGACACCATTTAAATATACGTCAATATACGGAGAATCATATGTAAGTGAATTTCCAGAATCATCATTTCCACTAATTGTAGTAGTTGATGATGATACCGTATATGTATATCTTTCAGATGTACCATTTACTGATGAACCTGTATTAATGAATCCACCAGATGAGTATACTTTCATAATGTCATTTGTAGAATCAAACCAAAGATCTCCTACATCTAAAGATGTACTTGGGGCTGTAGCTGATACCCTGTATCTAGCAGCAAAATCATTTACAGATCCAATATTATTAGAAACGTCAGTTACAAATGCAATGTTAGTTGCAACTGTTCCAATAGTATTTGATCCTGCTAAATCTGTTGCAACAGCACCAATTGTATTAGATCCTAATAGATCTGTAGCAACTGTATTAATATTTGATGAATTTGAATTTACAGCAGTTATTTGTCCAGATATTGCATATACACCTGCAATTTCTGTATTTAATCCAGCAACTGTACTTACTTCAGAATTTATATTTGCAACATCAGTAATATCAGAATCTATTGCTGCTACTTGTCCAATTTCAGTTGTTAATCCTGCAAGAGTAGAAATGTTATTTGTTGGAGATATTTGACCTGCAACTAAAGTTATATTGTTTATGTTTGTAGAATTACCTACTGTATTTATATCTGTAATATTATTTGCAACTGTATCAATCTCAGATACAGCTTCATTTAAATCATTAGCTACAGTTTCTACTTCTGATACTGCTTCGTTTAAATCATCAGCAACTTTTATTACATCAGCAATATTTGTTGCTACCGTATTGACTGAATCAATATTAGTTGACACAATACCTATATCTGTTGCATCATTTGCAACTAATGTAACATCAGCAGCTATTGCACTAACTGCACTTACATCACTAGCTTTTCCTGCAATAGTTGTAATGTCTGTAATATCTGGTGTAAATTCTAAACCTGTTCCAGCACTATTTACATTTAAAACTTTATTAGCAACAAGGTTTGGAAATGTAATATCAAATGTATTTGCTGTAGTAGCAGCAGCTCTTGGAGAGAATTTTAAATCTCTTTCCAATTGCTGACACATAGCAATAATTTTATCTAATTCAGTATTTAATGATCCTATTTGAAAAGCTCCAGATGTTGGAAAGTCTGTAACTCTTTCAATAGCAACATCTCTAGATATAGTAATTATATCATTAAGTGTTGCACCAGGCGAACCTAATGTAATAGATCCACCACCAGTTTGTCCTGCACCAGATACTGAATATTCTGTTGCATCTGCTGGTGACGCAGAAAAAGTTAATAGTGTTGTACCATTAAATACTTTTAAATCTGCATTATTAAAAAACTCAAATCCTACAGTAAAGCTAGTTTGTCCAGCTGTTGCTGTATATTGAACTCGTGGTTCTACATCTGAAATTATTATACTCATTTATCGAAGTCCTTTTTCTATATCGTCAAATAACCAATCCAAGTACCATACGTTCTGAAATGGAATTAATCTACGCACATTACGTGCTGTGTAATGATTATATGATTTACCACCTACGTCATACATAATGTCAAACACATTATAAATTTGAGATGCACTTGGTCCCAATAATCCAACTTTAGATTTCATAGAAGAACCATAAGGTTTACCTTCACCCATTAATGGAGCTATACCAATTCTATTATCTGTAAGAGCTTCTATAGATCTATTAATATCTACATAAATTCCACCTAATCCAGATCTATCAAACGCTGCTAATAGTTTAGCAGTTAAAGATTTTTTAGAATAATCTTTATCAAATCTAAATGTTGTGTACACTGAATCTACCAACATTCCAGATCCCATTAATAATATAGAACCAAATAAAAAATCCATATCTTTTTCTTGCATACCTCTCATTAACATTCTTTGTGTTGCAGCCATTGCAAATTTTTTAAACTGTACAATAGTACTAGCAAGTTCGTAGTTCATAAACAAAGGTGTATCTCCTTTGCCTGGCGTTACAATTGTAATGTTAATATCTTTATTTAATGCTGCACCAAATCTTTGTTTAGCTAAATCATCAGTCCATTCTGTTGTATTAGCCATAAAGTTATGAGTAGTTTTAGTTCCATGTAATTCGTGCATTTGTGCAATTCTTCTTGCTGTTTCTTCATCAATACCAGAAGCTGCTAATTTAGTTTTAAATTTATCTGACAAAGTACCTTTACTCCATTTAATAGAGTCTTCTAAGATTCTAGAACCAATAGTAACAGATGCTGCGCTTTTCATAAATTCTGTCCATCTAGACATCATGTTAATATACATAAAATTAAAGTTGGCTGCTTTCCCCATCATACCTTCTACTTTAGAAGACATACCAAACATATCTCCAATATCAGAAAATAACATAGCTCTTTGTCCAGTAACCATATCAACTGCTTCTGCAAAAGACTGAGCTTCTTTTTTACCTGCTTTAAAGATACCTCTATTTTTATTTGACAGCATATCTCCCCACATTTCAAACTGAGTTTTAAAACCTCTTTGAATACCAGATGTCATAATAGTTCTTGGTACATCAGCTACTGCTGCAAAGAAACCTGTAAGCATTGTTAAAGCATTATAATGTTTCATTGTTCTCATAGCTCTAGATGTCCAAGCATGAGGATCAGCAGGTAGTCCATATGTACCTCTAACTAGCTCAATACCAGCTTCTAGATCTTCTAGAACCTTGTTTCTCTCTGCCATAATTTTGGCTTTTTGTTCCTTAGTTTTTGCCTTAAATGCCTTAATGTTATATTCTTCAGCTACTTGATATAATCCAGGAAACGTCATTGATTGAGCTTCATCTATGTATTTATATCCTAGACCATTTGGATCTCCGTATTTTTTAGTAAATAAAATATCTGGAGTTACTTGTCTGTAGTATGTTTTCATTAATGAAAAAATATCACTAACCATAAAATCATTTTCTAATAGTTTTACTTGTGTTTCTGGTAGAAGG